GTTACCAACATACGCATCAACAAACATACCACCAGCAAAGTGTTTCTTGTTAATACTCTTTGAGAAACTCGAACCAACTTGGATGTATGGTGACTTAGTAAGAATTTGACCTTCAGGATCAAGCACTGCCATAAAGCCGCCGTGTCCTTGAACAGTCATGTTTTGAATTCTAGTAGCATCGTTCATTAAGAACACATCTAGCTCATCATTACGCTTTGGTGGATTGTATCTACGATCAAACGCAAATACTATTTTGTTAATTAAGTTAGTAACGACGGTAGTAGTTTGTACTTCGCCTGTTCCGTATCTAAAGTCTGGAGCAACATAACTTGCATCACTTACTGTTTGTTCAATTAGTAACGGATCATATGCACCTTGCAATAGTCTTCCTGCAACAGTAGCAATATATTTGATTGCATTTTTAGTTGCATTTTCTTGTCCGCCAAAGCCACCTAAACTTGTTTTTGCAATGTAGCTGTCATAGTACTGACCTTGTGTTTCTGTACTAAATTCATCTCCGCCATTTAACAAGTCTCTAATTAGTCCGTCTATAATCAAGCCAACATCTCTACGACATTTTTCTCTTCTATAGTTTAGACCAGCATTAGTATCCATTTCGGCAATAGCACTAGTTTCAATAGTTGTTGTTGCGCCATCGATTTCATTCTTAGCATCAGTTAGTGTTACAGCTTCATTAATAACACTTGGTAATGTACTAGCATTTAAACTAAGAAGATTGTTATTTTCAAGTTGTGTTTTTATAATAGTTAATAAAGTTGTAACAGTAGAAACTTCTGCACTTGTTGCATCAGTACCAGTACCAACAACAACTTCTGCGTTTCCTGTTGTAGGAGTTACAGAGTTACCTAATAAAATATCTCCAGCTACTGAAATCAGTCTAGTAAACGTATCAATTGTTTCTTGTCTAGTAGTAATTTCTAAACGTAGTACTCCGTCAACAAACAAGTTTTTAGCAAATTCTCTAGTACCAAAGTTTCCGCCATATAGTGCATCATAACTAATACCATCAACTAGTTCTTTAAAGTCTCTAATTCTAATAGCATCGTTGAAATACTTTCTAGGAGCAAGTGATTTTAGATATGCTAAACCTTCAGCTGCTAAAAAGTCTCTATTGTTTTGTAATCTTACTACAGCATCGTCTGCTTGTGGTGTTAGTGGTGATGCCGGAGTAGGTAGTACCAGTGCATCAACAGCAATGTCAGTATCCACTACGCCATTGTTAATAATGTCAATGATTTCATTAAACGCACTAGTTGCTCTGTTAGTAGCATCTGTTGAACTAACAACAGCTGGTAAACCTGTAACAATACGTTTTGCTTCGTCAAGACCAAATCCCCATAATGTTTTTAATTCAGGATCTAAATAAATGCTACTTGCACGTTGGAAACGTTGTCCAAAATATCTTGCATTAAAGTTAGTACCAAATACAACATCGTATGTGATTCCTGTTACAATAGCAAATAAGTCGTCACCAAATTGTGTTTTATCATAAAGTATATCTGCTACATTGTTATCAATGTAACTAATTATTTCTTCAGTAATAAACAGTTTGTTTTCTTTAAGTATTGCCGCGGCAGATAGGTAGTTACCAATATTGTTTACACTAATGCCTGTGTTTTCTTCCTTTTCGGGATTAGTTAAGTAATGGTAACCAAAGTAACCTTGCCATTCACCTGTTTGGTTATAAAAACGTGAACCAGCTACTGCTGTGTCAAGCCCATCAAAGTATCTGTCACGATAGATATATGTTTTTGCCCACTTAGACTGTGACACACGATTCTTTGGACGTACAATTACACGTCTAAACTCGTCACCTCTAACTGTAACGTTTGGAGCAAGTTTGATAGGATAGTCTTCTTCGTACTGTCCTGTTTCTACCATGATACCAATTTGTTTCTGGTATACAAAGTTACCAAACTCTAGTCCTTCACCTTCGATAAAGTCTCTTGCTTTTAATAGGTGTACTTTTATTAAATCATAGTTTCCGCCACTGCCGTCTGTTTCTGTTATAGTTTCTACAATACGACCTTGCGCTCCGGATATCTTACCAACGATAACTTTACCTGGTCTAATATCTAAGAACTGATCTAAGTTTGTTAGTGAGCCGTTGTTAATTTTAATATTGTATGAACGGCCTTGTACTGGACGAGATCCAGCATCAATACCATCTTGTATAATTTCAACTATTAAATCAAATCTGTTTCTAACTTCTTGACGCTCAAGAGTACCTGTAGGAAGTGCAACAGGATCAGTAAATTGTTTATCATCTGTTTGATAAACAAGACCTACTATACCGCTACTTGCGTATGCTGTAAATGCAAGACTGTTAACTGGTACTTCTAATGCTTCGTCTGTAAAGATTTCAAACTGTGTAGGCGATACTGTTTTTACATAGTAGAATGTATCATTAACTTCTGTCATTCCAACAATGTCACTCATTTTGATAATGTTTTTATCTTCAAATCCGTGTGCTAATGATGTTGTGACTCTACAAATTAAACTTTGACTAATGCCACTGATTGCAACTTGCTTGTACGGACGATTTAGCAATATATAATCAGACAAGTAATCACGTAGTGTTTCAATGTGATCTACTGTTTCTGCTAGTTGTCTTGTAATTGCTATTCTAGCACTTGCACTAGCATAGTAACGTTCACCTGCAATACGTGTTAAACTGTTTGCAGTAGCTAGTACAGCACTTTGACTTCTATTAATATCAAATGCTACAGCGTCAAGCATTAAGCCTGTGTCTCTTTCGCATGTTTCAACATTGTATTCAAATGCAGGATATTTAAATTTTAAATATGCTGTAAGTTCTTTGATTAAAAATGCTCTGTTGTTTCTAATAAGTGTGCGTACTTCGTTAAATCTTGCTCCATCAATTCCTGCATCAACAACTTCAGCAGCCGCATCACCACCATCTCTAGTGATAGTTTGCATATATGGTCCTGGCTCAATCTCAGAAGCTTTCATCATTTCTTCTGCACGTTGCGCCGCGGCATTAATTGAGCGGTATGCATAACTTGGTGATGTACCTTCTTTGCCGCTTGGTACTCCACGCATAGTGTCATCACCTGATGTAGATACATAGATGTTAGTTGGTGAACTATATGAAGTGTTGTCTACATAAAATTTAGTAGCTGCTTGTAAGTCTTCAGGACTTGTAGTTAAGCCTGCTAATTCACCCGGACTATCACTAAGTATTAGCGGTCCTTCCATTGTGTCGCCTTGACGTCTTACAATACTCTTTCTTGGTATTGCTTGATTGTCTAACCAAAGACCAGCTAAGTCTGTATCATATGCTGCATCAGTAAATTTGTGTATATCATCTACATCAATAGTGTGTGTAATATATGCTTTGTCGTTGTTTTGTAAAGCACCTTGTTGTGTTCTGTGTACACTAAGTTCGTCAGCATTTACAAATCTTAGATAGTATGTATCACCATTAACAATACCTGAAGGTTCTGTATCTTCTGCTTTAAAGACAAATCCTGTTCCGTCAACTGTTTTTGTATAACCATGACTAGCAACTACAATATTACCATCACTGTAACTCTGTACTGTTATGATATAATCGGTATCTTCTATTGTTGCAGGTTCGTCTCCAATACGCAATGGTCTGTCACCAGCTACGTATCTAGAATCAGCATACCCTTTTGTAATTACAAGATCGTCTACAGTAATATCTGCACGTTCTGGGGAGAAGTTATGTTTAGAATTCCATTCGTCGGCAGCTGCTTGATCAATTCCTACGTTGGCAATTCCGTATCCTTGAGCATTTAGTCCGCCACCTAGTGCTGGTTTATCATCATTTGCAACACTTCTGAACGATGTTTTAAGAATAAGATTCTCACCATCACGTTCAATTGTAATACTATCTGTTTCACCATCGCCTGCGGCAACATCACTAACAAGATTAAATAATCCTATTTGTGGTCCATCGCTAGTTGGAACAGTATACACTACTTTATCGCCTATTAGCGTATTTGGTGTGTCACCTAGTGTAGTAAAGCTAATACTTCCTCCAACACCAAACGCTGCATACAGCTCTTGGAAGTTTTCGTTTACTTTGCGGAATGACTCGCGAATACTATCGCCTGTACCGTCATTACCCTCTACACCAATATCAATATCTAGTTTTGCCATTTATAAATGCTCCGATTATCCTATTATTTGTGGAATGCTATCCATATCAAAGTTCACGCTAACACCACAACCGCAACTTGATTGTGCGTTTGGATTCTGTATATCAAACATTGAACCCATAATATCTTTCTTGTAATCTACTACAGTACCTACAAGAAACATTAAACTATGTGGTGCAATAACTAAGTTACCAGTACCAGCGTTAAGAACTTCGCTCTCATCTTCAACTTCTTCTTCTGAAAGTAAACCCCATTCGTATTCAAATCCTGCACAACCGCCGCCTTTAATGTTTAAAGACACTCCAAACTTACTATTTTCTTTGCAAAGTAAGTTTATTTGCTGTTTAGCAGCCTCAGTTAGTGTACAAATTGTCATGAATTTACCTTTCCTTATCAGTATTTATCGTATTGTTTTATAATCTTAATGTAAATATAGTTATGTTCATTAAAGAATATAAAAAGCAAACCCGGCATACTCGTACTAGCAAGACCGGCAAGGAACACGCCTACAAGCGTGAACAGACTATTTGTCAGTTTCGTTGTGATAATTGTAATACTGAGTTTGAACGTCCAAGAGGATCAATGGATCCTAAACGACTAAGTAATAATTACTTTCACGTATGTAAGACCTGTGATAGTAAGAAGTTTGCACAAAAGAAAGGTGTAGAACGTAAACAAGTATGGAACATGAGTGCTAGTAGTGGTGTATCAATAAGTAAAATGTAGCCACATTTAGCATTATGTATACAATATGATATTAAATATATATTCCTATAGGAGAATAAGATGATTAAATGGTTAAAAAGTATTTTGGGTTATGGTTCAGTGCCAGAGGTAATTGAAACTGTAATGGCTCCACAGCCAACACCAAAAACAAAAACTGTTAAAAAAGCAGCGCCTAAGAAAAAGGCACCTAAAGTTGATTTTGATTCAATGAAGAAAAATGAACTACTTGCTTATGCTAAAAAGAATGGTATTAAAGCCAACGCAAGCATGAACAAAGCTGCATTAGTTAAGATTTTGAAATAAAGTTCTTTAACTGTTCAACAGTTGTATCTAAGCGAGTCAGCTTTCGCTCTAATGTAGTGATTGCTACTCGCTGTTTTCTTGATTGCTCTTCCAAACTATTTACATATTGAAGTGATGGTACTTCTTGTTGTGTGCCATCTTCGCCGAGCATAGTAAAACGATCAACACCTTGTGCTTTTAGTCCACCTGTAACTCTGTTAGGATTTTTATCAGATGATGATTGGGTCTGGCTGGGTGCTTTCCTGCCGTACATTTTGTTCAAATAGCTCATAGTGTTCTAACTCCTCTTTGTATTTATATAGGTCAATGCTGGCAAGATTCTTACACTTGCTTTCGCACATAATATCTGCATAATCTAAGAAGCTCAAAGCCCAGTCATTAACAAGCTGATTAGGATAGTAGTCACTGTGCGCTCGTAGTTTTGCTTTCTTGTAGCCTGCTTCTAGTAGTGCTGGCATATTAGGCATAGTATCGTGTGCAAAGCCTTCGGGTAGTGCTTCGTTGCGACTGTATGAATAATGTATTACTGGTCGCACACCACGCCAACTATCTATTACGCGAGCAAATCTATCGTCGGTGGGCTGTATGTATTCTCCTTCACGGCACCAGTGATGGTGTATGTCAAGTACGAGTGCGCAGGTGTCAACAAGTTCGAGGCTTGCGTCAATGCCCCATTTGTTCTCGTCGTTCTCGATCGTAATCGTGTTTCTCGCTTCTGGAGAAAGTCTGTTGTTAACTGCGTGTTTGATACCGGCTGGACCTTGACGACCGGAGATGTGTACGTTACACTTGAAGTCTTGGAACGATTGGCCATAGCCCATCCATCTGATGCAATTAACATGATATTCAAACTCCTCTATTGATCGTTCGACGATTTCTGGGTTATCACTGGCAAGCACTGTGAACTGACCAGGATGCATGGAAAGTCGCACATCAAGGGCTCTTGCCGTGGCACCGACTTCTGCAAACGCTCTCTCACAGTAATCCACAACGTCAGGCCTACGCCAATAATAGCACCAATCCCGCTGGGTATAAACAGGAAGTACATCACTACCAAGTCGTACCATCCTAAGTTCTGGTGGAAGGCTTCCCACATATTCAATCAACCTTTTGTATGCGGCAATGTTGTGAACCATAATGTCCCACAAACGTTGCTCGGCTACATCAACAGTTTGTCTGTTAAGCCATTGTACTGTTGTGCTGCGTGTATTTAGTGGACGTTGGATTTCTTCTAGTAATTTCTTCTTCTGCGATTGGTCTGGATGCATATACTTACAAGCAAAGCCAATACGTTGAATGTCTTTTTGTGATTTCAAAAAGTCCCCTGCTGTTGTAAATTTAAGATCCATAAGTTACCTTTTCTTGTATGAGCCGTCTAGCTCGTGTGTGCCTGAGTTTGACCATGCCCACTGTACACAATTGTACCATGCATAATGTGGGTGTTGTCGTAGTTGTTTGTACCATTGTTTAAATAGTATAACACGTTTCTTAAAGTTAGTCAAGTTCATATTCAAAGTTTTGACAATCCATATGACGGTTTAAAAACTTTGCTCCGTTTCTAAGATGAAAGTTTTTAGCCATTTCAGTTAGTGGACTTAAAGTAACAAATCGTTTTATATTTGGACTTGTGTCTTTTATTTGTTTTGCTACTTCAAATACAATTTCTCTTCCGGCGCCTTTGTCGTAACTCCATACAGTATAAAAGTTTGCAACACTAGTGCCAGTTAATTCAAGATCACGTTCACATGTAGGAACTTCGTCTGTATAAGCTACACAGATGACCGCTCGCAGATCAGTCCAGTTCTCATTAGCATATAGTCCATACACTTCACGTCCTGGTAGTGTACGCCACTCTGATGATATATGAGGACGTACTGGATCGTCTTTTATAACACTGTCAACAATTGACGAATTTAATTTTAATAACATAGTTTACTTTCTACTTCCAATTGTTAATTACCCACGGATCCAAACAATTTTCTGGATTAGGATCTCCGTGGAATACACATATACAACATTCATTTGGCGGTACGACATGTTCAATTGTTCTTAATTGTCGTTTGCCTCTTGGCGTGCCTTGTTTAAATGTTTTATCTTTTCTAATTTCCCATTTCCAACTGAGTATCCAATTATCAGGAAATAGTTTTGCTTTAGTACTGGTGCGTGTCGATACATCGTACAACCAATCTTGATCCCCATGCCACCGGCGTTGTATGTTCTTTTGATCTTTTTTAAAGTCTTCCCAAAAATGTGCCAAGTATCCTGCTCTAAAACGTACAACAGAACTGTTATACTTTTGCCAACTAGGACGCATCTTTCTAGTAAAGTCACGTATTGTACACCAGCTATCAACTTCGTACAAAAACAAGTGATCAATGTTTTTTGCAATTACAACATCTAGATCCATATACAATACATTACCAACTAATCCTAGATCAGGTGAAAACATATATGGCTTACACCACCAACCTTGTAAGTAGTCAGGTAGCGGTATAGTTTTTATGTTAGGATTGATTCCAGTAGTATCGTCGGTTAAACAAACAAAAGTGAAGTCTATTGTACAGTGGCGCTTTACCATTCTATACAATGTATTAACGTAATCAGCACTATACTTTGTGCCATGTTTGAGACACAAAATATAATTATTATCTACACTTTTCTGCGGCAAAATTTGAACATCTTCCACACTTTTCTGCACCTTCTCTAAGGCTTTGCGTGTTTTGCGTTCTTCT